AGGTGCAGAATTATTTATACCAAACTCAACAGGACAAATAACACAATCAGCTAGAGGAACTGGTAATGGTGCAACTACAGTTAATTTTAATATAACAACTGTAGATGCTAAAGGATTTGATGAATTATTAGTTTCAAGACGAGGAACTATATCAAGAATTATTAATGAATCAGTTAATGAACGTGGTAGAGAGGCAATCATATAATGGCTGGTACTTTTCCAATATCTAATTCTCAATTTCAAACTTTAGGAATAAGATCAATACAAAAAACTTTATTATCTAAATCTGCGAGTGGTAAAAGATTTGCAAGACAAATAGATGGTCAAAGATTTGCATTTACTGCTAATATCATAACTGCAAAAAGAAATGATGTTTATGGAGAATTAATGGCATTTATTATGAAACAAAGATCATCAAAAGAAACATTTACAATAATACCACCAGAAATTTCTAATGCTAGAGGTACAGCAAGTGGCACACCTAATGGTACTGCATCTGCTGGTGCTACATCTATTACACTTGGTGGAACTGGAACTGGCACATTAAAAGCTGGGGATTATATTAAATTTGCTAATCACGATAAAGTTTATATGGTCGTTGCAGATCAATCAGATATTTCTACAGGAACATTAACTATTGAACCACCATTAAGAGAAGCTGTTTCTAGTTCAAATATAACTTATGATAATGTACCATTTACAGTTTATTTAGTAAATGAAATGCAAGAATTTGGTGGTATTGGTGCAGATAAAGATGGTAATATTTTATATAAATTTGAACTAGATGTTGAAGAATCATTGTAGATGAAAAAATACAAAATAACTCATAGAGTAAGTGCCGATTTTATTGCTGAAATTATTGTAAATGAAGATGAAATTAATATTCAAACTAATGATCTTAAAGAATATAAGAAACCTAATAGCAAATTTGAATATACTATGTTAAAAGGTACAGAAAGTGTAACCCAAACAACATACGAAGAATATGACGAGAAATTTAACAACAGCATTAAAGAATGAATTAGCAAACTATGTATTACGACCAGTTCATTTAATTAGTTTTGGTTTTTCAACACCAGTAAATTTTACTGATTGTTCTTTTGCTTTAACAAGTTCAATATCTGGTTCATCAATTACATATAATCCTCAAGGTTTTTTAAAAGGTTTATCTCAATTTACTGAAGAAGTAGGAATTACTAAATCATCTTTAAGAATTGGTTTATCAGGTGTAGATCAAACTTATATTTCAATAGTTCTTAATGAAAATATAGTAAATGATGCAGTTAGTATTTATAGAGGTTTTTTAGATGATAATAATTCATTAATAGCTGACCCTTTTCTTTTATATGATGGACAAATAGATAAATTTGAAATTAATGAAGCAGATGACACTACAGATATTATATTTACTATAGTTTCTCATTGGGCAGATTTTGAAAAAATGTCAGGAAGAAAAACAAATCCTACATCTCAACAAAGATTTTTTAGTACAGATGTTGGTATGGAATTTAGTTCACAAACAGTACAAGATATAAAATGGGGTAGAGAATAATGATTATAAGACAATGGCAAAGAAAAGATTTTCCACAAATGATTGAACTTGGCGAGAAGATGTGGAAAGAAGGTGCATATAAAAATTTATCATTCAGTAAAACTAAATTAGAAAAAATGGGAGATAAATTAATTGATAAACCAGATATAGCTATGGGTTTTGTTGCTGAAGAAAACAATGAAATAATAGGTATGATGATTGTTTATTTAAGAAGTTATTTTTTTAGTGATGATGTTTTTTGTCATGATCTTATGTTATTTGTTGACCCTTATAAAAGAAAAAGCATTAGAGTTCCTATTCGATTAATTAATATGGCTACAGATTGGGCTAAAGAAAAAGGTGCTAAAGAATTTAGACCAGCATCTAGTGTTGGTATAGAAAAAGAAAAAGTTGCTAAACTTTATAATTTTATGAAATTTGAAAATGTAGGAAATGTATTTAGAAAAGAGTTATAGTTATGTGTGATAGTCCAGGCGATATAATAGATGAAGCAATAGATTTTATAGGAGATGTTGTTGATTCTGCTATTGGTTGGCTTAAACCAGATATAGAAATACCTGATTTTGGTACAGGAGATTTTGATGAAACAGAAAAAGGTATTTTATTAAATAAACAGTCTAATGATGCTTCTATTCCTATAATTTATGGAGAAAGATTAGTTGGTGGAACTAGAGTATTTATAGAAACATCAGGAACAGATAATACTTATTTATATGTTGCTTTAGTAATGGCAGAGGGAGAAATAAACAATATAACTGAAATAAGAGTAGATGATAAAATAGTTACATTTGCTTCAGGATTTTCTGATGGAACAGCAATAGAAGTAGATAGTTCAGATACTAATTTTTATAAAGCTGACCCAACTGTAGAAAATTCAACTGCTGAAAGTTTGATTAGATTAGAACCACATTATGGAACAGATGGTCAATCAGCATCAACTTTATTATCAACATTATCTAATTGGGGAAGTAATCATAAGTTATCTGGTTTATGTTATTTAGCAATAAGATTTAAATGGAATCAAGACGCATTTACTGGAATACCAAAAGTACAAGCAAAAATAAAAGGTAAAAAAATTGTATCTTATAATTCTAGTCTTGTCGCACAATCTCCAGCTTATTCTACAAATCCAGCTTGGTGTTTATTAGATTATTTAACTAATGCTAGATATGGAAAAGGTTTATCAATTTCAGATATAGATTTACAAAGTTTCTATGATGCTTCAGTTATTTGTACTACTCAAGTAACACCATATTCTGGTGCTAGTGATATTAATATTTTTGATACTAATGCTGTTATAGATACTTCTGCAAAAGTCATAGATAATGTAAGAGAATTAATTAAAGGTTGTAGAGGATATTTGCCTTATAGTGCTGGTAAATATAGTTTAATTATTGAAACAACAGGCACAGCTACAATTTCATTAAATGAAGATGATATTTTTGGTGGATTAAGATTAGAAAGTGAAGATAAAAATAATAAATATAATAGAGTTATTGTTTCTTTCGTTAATCCTGATCGTAATTATCAAGTCGATCAAGTTCAATTTCCACCAATAGATGATTCAGGATTACCAAGTGCAGATCAACACGCAATAATGAAAGCTGATGATGGTGGTTTTTTACTTGAGGGTAGATTTGATTTTAAAAATATTACATCTCCATATCAAGCAGAGGAAATGGCAGAAATTATTTTAAGAAGATCAAGAAATGCAAAAAAATTAGGAATAAGTGCAAGAGCAAAAGCATATGATCTAACAATAGGAGATATAGTTAATATTACTCATAGCACATTTGGATATTCTTCTAAACCATTTAGAGTAGTTAATGCAACTTTTAATCAAGATTTTACAATGGGATTATCTTTGATTGAACATTCAGATAGTTTTTATACATGGGCTACAAAAACTCAAGCAACAGCAGTACCTACAACTAATTTACCTAATCCATTTACTATTCAACCACCAGCAAGTATAACATTGTCTGATGATCTTGTTGAATATAATGATGGTACAGTTATTACTCGTTTAAATATAGTTATAACTGCTTCGCCTGATAAATTTGTAAATCAATATGAAGTAGAAGTAAAACAATTAACAGATAGAAATGGAAACGCAGTAAGTGATAATTTTAATATTATTGGGAAGGGTACATCTTTAAATTATCAAATGTTAAACGTAATTGATAATGCACAATATCAAGTAAGATGTCGTGCAATAAATTCTTTAAATGTTGTAAGTTCTTTTGTTACATCTACTAGACAAATTGTAGGTCAAACTGCTGTTCCACAAGATGTAGAAGACTTTGCAATTAATGTTATTGGAGATCAGGCTTTATTAAGTTGGTCGGCTATACCTGACCTCGATCTTGATTATTATACTATTCGATTTAGTACAGATTTATTAAATCCAAGTTGGGCTAATAGTTTTGATCTAGTCGATAGAGTTGGAAGACCAGCAACTAATATTACACTACCTCTAAAAACAGGAAGCTATCTCATCAAAGCAAATGATAAACTAGGCAACCAATCTGCAAATGAAACTATCATCTCAACTAATATTGCATCTGTTAATTTTGTTAATCAAACTACAATCAATGAGCATACTTCTTTTTCAGGAACTAAAACTGATACAAGTATAACAGTTATTAATTCAAATAATTATCTAGGTTTAACAGCTACAGGAACAGTAGGAGATAATGCAACTAGAGTACCAGCAGAAGGTTTTTATGAATTTTCTAATACCATTGATTTAGGTGCTAAATTTAAAGCACAATTTACTGCAACAATTTCACAAATTACAGAAGATGTATCAGAATTTTTTGATGGTGGAAGACCAGATGCTACCACTTTGTTTGATGATGGAAGACCAAACCCTTTTGATGGCACAGCACCAGCACAAGCACATACGATATTACAAATATCTACAAGTGATGATAATGTTACTTACTCTGCTTATAAACAATTTGTTACAGGAGAACATATTGGTCGTTATTTTAAATTTAGAGTTAAATTTACATCTAATGACACAAAAGCTAGATCATTAATTAGTGAATTATCTGTTAATGCAAGTCTTTCAAAAAGAGTTGAAAGTGGTAATGATATTAGTTCTGGTACTGGTGGAAAAGCTATTACATTTGATGCTGGTTTCAAATTAAATCCAGCTATAGGAATTTCTGCTCAATCAATGGCTAATGGAGATTATTATTCTATAACTTCAAAATCTAATACAGGCTTTACTATTGAATTTTTTAATAGTTCTGCTACAAGTATTGACAGAGGTTTTGATTATATTGCACAAGGAGTAGGACAAATAATACCATAATATGACACAAGTATCGCAAATAACATTAGATAACCAAGCATTTAGTACATTTAGATCAAATCTAAATAATAGTATGAACGCATTAAATTCACAACATATCGGTTCATCAAGACCAGCTTCAGCAGTAGCTGGAACAATTTGGCTAGACAATTCTGTAGCAAATACTATCGCTATGAAACTTTATGATGGAACAGATGATTTAGAATTATTTTCAATTAACACATCAACAAATGCAATAACACTTCCTAGTGGCATTTCTATTACAGAAACCGACCCAAGTGCTATTCCATTTGCAATCGCTTTAGGGTAAAAGGATAAAATATGGCAAATAATTTTTCAGATGCACAAGTAAGTTTAACAGATAATACTTTAACTGATGTTTATACTGCAACTAATAAATCATTAGTAATTGCTGGTACTATTTCAAATACTACAACTACTGCAATAAATGTAAGTTTAAAAAAATATGACGATTCAGCAACTGCTGGAAAATTTATATTTGAGAATGTTCCATTACCAACAGGTTCATCTTTAGAATTACCTAAGATAGTTTTACAAACTTCTGATAAAATTCAAGCACAATCAGATGATGCTTCAGGTAATGCAGATGTTCATTTACAACTTTTAACAGATGTATCGTAATGAGTTATATTGGAAGCAAACCAGCAGATGCAGTTTTAGAAACTGATGATATAGCAGATGGTGTTGTAACTAATCCAAAACTATCTACAGGAAGCCAACAAAATTTTAGAAACATCATCATCAATGGAGATATGAGTATTGCTCAAAGATCAACTTCTGCTAGTTCAATTACTTCATCTGGTTATCATGCTTTAGATAGACATAGATTAGCAATATCAAGTTTAGGAACTTGGACTATTTCTCAATCAACTGATGTTCCATCTGCACAAGGTTTTGCAAAATCTATGAAATTTGATTGCACAACTGCTGATGCTTCACCATCTGCTGGTGATGTTATGTGGGTGCAACATAGAATAGAAGGTCAAAATTTACAGTATATTAAAAAAGGTACTGCTAATGCAGAAAGTCTTACACTTTCATTTTGGGTTAAATCAAATAAGACAGGAACATATATAGCAGAATTAGAAGATACTGATAATAGTAGACATATTGCAAAATCTTAT